TTGACGACGCCTCTGCCTTTTCAAGTGACTAGCGTCCTAGAATAAATGCAGTACTCAGGCTTTCCATGGAGAACGAATCCACACGTAAAGAGTTTGAATTACCTTTAGAACTTCAGTTTGCCATGCGTAAAGCTGAGCTGCAAACAGAGGAGATGTGTTGGGAAGAACTGCAGGCGGCACTGTTAAACCTGTATTTCCAACGGATGATGGAATGGGCAGCCGTTAAAGAAATCATGTGTTCTGAAGGGATTGATATCGAGTGGGATCTGCCTAGTGAGTTGGAACTTAGTGAACTCGCCCTGGCTTGTATGCAGGACGAGTCGGACGATGACGACGATTTACACTACGCTCATCCCTTTTGACTTTCGTCCAATTGAATAAGACGATCTAGGTACCACTGTGCTTTCTTCAGTGATTCTGTCTCGCCTTTGTGGCGCTCACGCCAAATATACTTTATGTTATTTCCCTTGCAGTAACCACGGAATTCTTCGTTGGTTAAAGCCGCCTCAATGGCTTCGATGCATTCGATGCCCCCATCGGTGTAATGGGAAGGATGATTTACGACATCCTCTTTGATTGTGGGCGTTGTTTCAAGTGGTTTAATAGTAACCCAGGGTACTGGACAAACGCCATCTACGCACCCATTGGTTACGTCAACAGGAGGGAACATGTCCATTGTAAAAATGCCGACTGAGACAGCCTAGCAAATTTAACGCAGCAAGCCTTTGCGTTTGGCGGAAAGCAGAAGTTCTGTCTCATCTGGCTCACCCTCAATATCACCTTGAATACTAGGGGGCTTAGGAGTGGCACCATATAATTTCATGCCTTCTTCCATGGAAGGAATGTAACCCGTTAAGCCTGGACGCTGACCGTACAAACCTTGGCCTTCAATATTCAATGGGTTACGTTGCATACCATCCATGGGAGCGACTAAACCCGTGTTATACATATCTTGAAGAGGTACGTCGTTGGCTACGGTATCAAGGGGTGCACCAAAATCCTCGAAGCCAATACAACGGCACTTTACTTGATCATTATTTGCTGCAAACTCTTGCAAAAACATTGAGGGCCGCATTGTTTTCTTAGCGATATATCCTTTCTATAATGATAGTATGAGCAAGTTTAGATCAGAGACTTACGACGCAGCCAAGGACTCCGGCACTTCTGCTGGGGTACCAACGGATCTGAACCCTGGAAGAGCTTACAACGTGGATTTGCGGTACGTGCGACCGCAAGAACGAGGTGTCGTTGGTTCCGCGTCAAAAGGAGCAGTGGCACGCGTTGACCGCTTCATGAAGAGTGCACGTGCTGCTGGCAAATATCAAAAGAACCAACTGATTAACGAACCCACCAGTGCCACGGCTGGTGACAGTGGTGGGCGTGCAGGATCTACCGCGTATGCAGACAAACCCAAACAATCGTTTGGACGTAGTTAAACCTGTGGAAAAACTACAGTATTTGGTTGGTCTTGATACTTACCTTTCCGATCTTGGTAGCTGACTTCACAAGGATTGCCACGGTAGAAAAGCAGTTGAGTGATACCTTCGTTTGCATAGACACGATTGAATAAACCAGTGCAATTACTGATTTCAAGCGTCAGGTAACCTTCCCACCCACTTTCAGCGGGCGTGATGTTAACTAGAATTCCTGAGCGTGCGTACGTCGATTTACCAACTGCAACAACAGTGACATCACGAGGCAACTTCAAACGTTCTTGTGCAACGCCTAAACAATACCCATACGGAGGAAGAAGAAAGTATTTGCCGCGTTCATCTTCCAGAAGTTCCGCAGGCTTTAAAATACTTTCGTCAAAGGCCTTTGGATCGCAATCACCGGTTTGAATCTTACCAAAGATTAGGCACTGGCTAGGGGACAAACGAATGTCATATCCGTAAGAGCTAAGTCCATAACTTAACAAACGCCGACCATCTTCTTTGCTGATCAGACGATCAACAAAGGGTTCGATCATTTGTTCTTTCTCGGCACGCTCTTTGATTTCCCAATCGGCCAGGACGCTCATAAGACCTCAATAGCTTGTTCAGTCTACAAGGAGATGGCCACGTTCGCCGTAGATTTTACAGAAGTGTTCTACTGCATCTCCTGAGCGATCTTTGGGAGGCAGATAGACCAAGAAAGACGTGCACGTTTGTTTTTTCTCTACATTCCCATCAAGATTACGGAGCAGGTAAGGGACGGTACGTAGAACGCACATAGGAAATTTAAAGATCTTTGGCTCGTATCGAATCATGTCAGGGCAGTTACTGAAGTAAAGCCCTTGCTCAATCTCGTCCGCCAGCCATGCATGGTACATTCGACGGAACCATACGGCATGCGAAGAAGTCAACGTCAGCGACGAAGCGCGTGTCATCTTCCACCGTTGGTTCTTTTGGTCCCAGAAGTATGATCCCGCTGGTGGAAACAAATAGCAGCTTCCGTACCATTGTTGATTATTTAACCCATCATCCACAGGCGTGTAGTACTCAGTCGCTTGTACGTACTCATTGGCAACTTTGGAGCTAGCCACATCCAAGTCAATGCCGCCTAAAAGTTCGTTGGCAGCATGCACCAAGTCTGCGTTGGTGATAAGTTCTGCACCTTCAACCCTGGCAGATACGCCGCGAATACCTTTCTCAGTCATTGTTAACGATGTCGTTATACGCTATTTCCAAATAGCGAAGACCCTTGTCATCATTGATGATATACCCTGCCTTCTCCATTGGATCAATCTTTTGTGCTGCCCCAAGGATGCGTCGTAAGGTTTCGGCAAGATCACCGTTATTGTTATGTTCGCAATCTTCTTCTGCTGCGTGAATTTCTTTTAACGTCCAAAAGAATATAGAACGTTCTTTATTGTCAGGCTGGAATACCAAGACGCCAGGACCTTCTGCGTCCCAAAACTTAACGTACTGTGCGCCCATGTCCCCAAGGATGAGCTTGACAGTGGTATCAAGCATTTTTGCCTTGGTCTCGTCTAGCTCAGGACCAATGACTGACGCAATTAATTTCTCACGGCGATCCACTTTTTAACAACCCTTGACGATGCAGAGATTCTAACAGCTTTGGAGTTGGCTGGTACAAGACAACCAACTTGCCAAGCACGCCGCGTTTTTTGCAGAGTTTTCCTTGCTCATCTCGCACCTTATCAAATTCTCCGGACCTGATCAAATACTCGGCAACACATCGCAACCGACGTTTAAGAGGCAACTCCGCTTGTGGAAATTTACCGCAGATTGTATCTGGGTTCAGATCTTTGAATGCCAGTCGTAATCGATTGGCCAAGGTCATACCAGAGTTGGCATCCTCTTCTTCATAGTTTTTTAAGTTTTCTAGGTAGCGACGCAAGCAACCATCATCGAAGGAACCCCAGGGTGGCAAGAACATTTCCACTTGATCTGCCAGGGATTTGGGCAGTAGCTCCTCATGGTTATCGATAGTAATGGCATCGATATCAATTCCCTTGAAACGATGTGCCATCACTCAAGAACCTCTTTGGTTGCATGGTATAAGTGATACTGCGCACGCAGGTTTTTAAGATTGATGTTTTCGTTTTTAGCAAAGGATTGAATGAGGCGATTCCATGGAATACGCAAGACTGCTTTTTTGTGGACGTCGGGAGAAACGTTGACATAATGAATGCCTTCTACCCAGCCTTTATCAGGGTTTTTTCTACCGATTGCAATCCAGTTGCGGATGGTTTGATCGGAGACACCTAGACGCTTGCCGCATTCTTCTGTCGAAATGTATTCATCTGCAAACATTTCGGGATTGGCAATATCGGTTTCAGCGTTTGAGTACCGACTATGCCACATGGAACCAAGGATATTCCTGATTCCTTTTAGTTCGTAGGCAATGTCTTCCAAGCCTTTGCGTAGTCCGTACGGCATGCTGCACTCCGATCAATTAAATGCTAGTCTTTTGTAAACAACTTTGTGATCATGGAAGAGCAAATTCCACCTAGCCAACCTCCCATGCAACAGAATCTGGAAGGGCAGATTACTCCTGAGATGCTGGCTGAAATGAAAGCACGTGCCCTGGAGCTAGCCATCCAGCAAACAGTGCCTCAACGTCTACCTGTAGAAATGCCGCCGCAAGTTGTGTATGTGCGGCGTAATTTAACCGTGGCAGAACTGTTGTTGGTACTATTGCTTTCTTGTGGAATTGTAACAGGAATTCAAGGGCTTTGGTACTTGGGTACTAATTTATTGCCACGTCTTGAGATTAGGGTACGCTAAATAAGCCGCACTATAATAAAGGAAAGAATTGCGCAGTAGATAGGTGGCAAACCGCCGTATTACCGAATTTCCTGCAATTGCAGCGAACGAAATTGTAGATCAGGATGTCATGACCCTGGTCCACGTTTTTGAGGTGGACCCGTCACTGCGCAACAAAAAAATTACCTTTTCTCAATTCAGGGATTATCTCGATTTATATTACGCCCCTGGCAGTGGCGCTTTAATTAGCGGTAACGTCACTATCACTGGCAACTTAACAGTAAGTGGCAACTCCAGTTTTAATACGGTAACTGCGTCTGGCCTTAGTACGTTTAGTGGAATTGTTGTTCAAAACAATGCCACTGTCAGCGGTACGATCAGTGGCAACACCGTAACAGGCACCTTTATTCAAGGTACTCAAGTCAATGCAGTAACAGGTACCTTCACAACTTTGGCGACAGGAGCTACTGCGTCTTTCTCAACGGGAAACTTTACAAGTCTTACTGGTACCACAACAAGTGGTGTTAGTGCTTTCTTTACAAACGGCACGTTTACCAACGTAACAGGTACTACATTCACAGGAACAACCGTTGCCGCAACCACCGGTACGTTCCAAGTTTTAGGAACACCCATTCTTGACGTCAGCGGAAACTTATCTGTTGCAAGTGGACTAACCGTCACGGGTATTGCACAATTTGCAAGCAGCGTACGTGTCACTGGGACCTTATCAGGAACAACAGTCACTGGAATTACTGCACAATTCTCAACAGTCTCTGGTGTTTCAGGGGTTTTTACTAATCAGGTATCAGGTGCCACAATTACGGGCAATACACTTTTAGTATCTAACGCTACTGGTGTTTCCGGAACATTCACTACACGTGTTTCGGGAGCAACAGTAACCGGCAATACGGGTGCTTTTGGTAATGTCAGTGGAATTTCTGGTGTATTTACCCAGGTTATTTCCGGTCAAACAATTACAGGAGATGCTGGTAACTTTGGAACAATAACGGGAGTTTCTGGTTCGTTTACAAACTTATCAGGGGCAACTGTTACAGGTACCGTTGTTAACGCAGGGACTGTCACTTCGGTTACCGGTAACTTTGGCAGAGTGTCGGGTACGACAGTAACAGGTAATGCCGGACAATTTACGACGGTCACAGGCGCCACCGTCATTGGCACTACCAGTGTTTCTGGCGCAACGGTCACTGGTAACGCAGGTCAATTTACAAATGTCACAGGCGTTACAGTCATTGGTACTACTAGTGTTTCAGGTGCCACCGTTACCGGTAACACAGTACTTGCAACAAACTTAACGGGTCAAGTCGGTACATTTACCACTAGTGTGTCCGGTGCCACAATCACTGGCAATACTGTTTTAAGTACGTCAGGAAGATTCCAGACTGTAAGTGGAGCTGTTATTACCGGCGACACTATGCAAGCCGGATTAATTTCGGCCGTATCTGGTGTTTTTACAAACATTGTTTTTGTTAACACCGTTGTTTCCGGTAACTTATCGGTATTAGGTACAGGCATTTTTTCCACAGGGGGCATTGTTTCTTCGGGAACAATCAGTGGAAGTAATGTTGTTTCACCTAGTGGAATATTTACTTATCTCTCTGGTACGACTGTTACAGGTAACACTGCTAACTTTGCAACCAGTATTTCAAGCGCTACGGTTACCGGCACATCAGTTAATGCAGTAACTGTTAGCAGCACAACGGGTACTTTTACGTCAATTACAGGATCGACGTTAAGAGTAACCACACCTTCTGGAGCAACCCCAGCCATCGTATGTTCTGGCGTTGTTTCCGGTAGCGCAAGTGGGTTTGTAATCCAAGGCCCACTAATTATTCTTCCGTAATTTTCTCGGCTAAAATAAACAAAAAGAGACAACAAAATGGCGTACGGCACTATTAAAGTTGATACAATTACTTTCACCGATGCTGGTGTTGATAAGAGCGTTACAATTTCTGGGTTAGTTCAGAATCCTACTTTTACAGGAAACGTAACAGTAACCGGAACTATCTCTGGTAATACCGTACGAGGCCAAACAATTTCAGGTGTTACCGTTACTGGAACAACCGCGCAGTTTACCAGCGGAACGTTTGTTTCGTTAACGGGTACTACTCTTCAGGGAACAACAGCAACTTATACGACCGGTAGTTTTACCTCATTAACAGGAACAACGACATCTGGCACAACCGCTAATTTTGTATCCGGTGTTTTTAGTACTCAAATTTCAGGTGTTACTGTTACTGGTACCACTGCAAACTTTACTAGCGGTAACTTCACTAATATCAGTGGTGGTACTCATACCATTACATCGGGTGTATTTGCGGCGGGTACTGCAGCAAATCCATCGATTAGTTTTGTTTCTGACCCCAACACAGGCATCTACTCCCCCGGCGCAGATCAAGTGGCCATTAGCACAGGTGGCACTGGGCGGTTGTTTGTTGATGCGAGTGGGAATGTCAAAGTTTCAACTGGCGAGGTTTTTAATACTTCCGCTACTGGATATATTCGTGTTGCTGGTGGTGATGATGCAGGCAGTGGTGCAAGCATTCTTGCATTTGGCCAGTCACATGGATCGGCGGCCGGAAGGCTTGTGCTCACTGCAGTTGGCTCTGAAAGTATGCAGTTTGGCGCAGGTGGCGCCGAGCGCATGCGCCTGGACTCCAGTGGCCGCTTAGGTCTGGGGACCAGTAGCCCACAAACTTTATTGCACCTTAATTCTGCTGCCGGTACAAATACAACGCTCGCTTACGCTGAAGATAATGCTCTCAAATGGTATAATCGTTATAACGCAAGCGACGGAAGTTTCCAAATTGTTGATGTTGTTAATACTACAACGCGACTGCATGTATCCAACACAGGCAACGTAGGGATTGGCACTACGAGTCCTGCAACTAGATTAAACGTCTTTGAAAGCACAGGCGCCAGCTTGTTTAGGCTAAATGGGCTGAATGGTTATAATCTAGATATTGCAAATAACTTTGACAGCGGAACAAGATACGATTTCAATATTGGTTCTGGCTCTGGAGCATTTTCTTTCACTACATCAGCAGGAGAACGCGCCCGCATCGACAGCTCCGGCAGGTTGTTAGTTGGCACGTCTTCTGCGCGTAGCACAGCAGTCTACGGAACGCCTTCAATTCAGGCGCTGGGTGATTATCAGCAAGGTTCAATTCACCTTACAAATAATTCGAACAGCAATGCCAACTGCGGGATTGCTTTCTCAAAAATACGTGGTTCGTCCATAGTCCAAAACGGAGATTATCTCGGCGGTCTTACGTTTAATGGTTTTGATGGAAGCGCAGACAAATCGGGCGCAACCATAGAAGCTGTCGTAGACGGCACCCCCGGCGCTAACGACATGCCGGGCCGTTTAGTGTTCTCCACTACCGCCGACGGAGCGAGCAGCCCGACGCAGGCAATGGTCATTAAGAACACCCAAGACGTCTTGATGACAACCAGTACGGCCGCAACAAACTCAACCGGTTGGTATGGAATAGAAGCAACGTCATCAGCAGGAGCGTTAAGCATTTCCAGGAATGGCAGCAATGTTCTGGCATTTTTCCATACATCCAACCCAAACGGCACTAGTGGAACTCCGGTTGGAACAGTTAGCATTACCACAACGGCTACAACATACGCGACGTCGTCCGACTACCGGCTAAAGGAAAATGTGGTTCCATTAAGGGGTGCAATTGATCGCATTAACAAACTGAAGCCCAGTCAGTTTAACTTTATTGCCGATCTAGACAAGATCGTTGACGGCTTTATCGCTCACGAAGCGCAGGAAATTGTTCCTGAGTGTGCCACTGGCACCAAAGATGAAGTGGACGACGACGGCAACCCGGTCTACCAAGGCATTGACCAATCCAAACTGGTGCCCCTGCTGACCGCTGCGCTGCAGGAAGCTCTCCAGAAGATCGAAGATTTGGAAGGTCGTTTAACTGCGGCAGGCATCTAAGCCCTACTCACTAATCACCCCTGGTAAAATAAAAGAAAATATCATTAACTATGACCAACACTGTTTGGGATATTGCCAACCTCGAACGTCATCTTCCTGATGGTGACACCTGTCCTGATGGCGCTGTATACACCATCCATTGGACTGCATCACTGGAAGAAGACGGTGAAACTACCGGTTGTTACGGCAGCGTTGGTCTTGGTGAACCCGACCCTGATAACTTCACTCCTTTCAGTGAACTCACCAAAGAAGAAGTGGTGAACTGGACCCTGGCAGCACTTGGCGTTGATCAAGTTGTTTCGATTGAAGAAGCACTGCACAACCAGATCCAAGCCAAATTGCACCCCACTTCTGAATCTGGCGTTCCCTGGTGATTTTTGTTATACTCTTTGAAGTTATCTGTTCATTATGGCTTGCACAAAGTCTCAGCTAGTTAGCGCCATCAATTCCTTTGGTTCTGCACGTGCCACTGGTGACGGCAACCTTGTTGCTTTCGCTGGTAACCTTATCGGCCAACTGATCGAAACTCTTGAGTTTGCGCCAGAGGAAGAACAAGTTGCTGCCGTTAATCCTGAAGTTGTTGAAGATTGAGTAATGACTAAAACTACCTGGGGAATTTCATTGCTAGATCGGAGACTTCCGGATAGTGCTTCTTACCCAGGTAGTGAAGTCACAGCAATCCATTGGTTTGCGTATCAGATGGCGGGTAAGTACACAGTCAGTACTTCTGGCATTGTTGAACTTGCCCCCGCTGACCGTAAAAAATGGGTGCCCTATCTCAGCCTCAATAAAGAGACCGTCATGGGCTGGTGCAAAGATGCCCTTACGTCTGACCGCGTTAAGGAAATTGAAAACGCTTTGGCAGCACGCGTTGATGCGGAATTAAACAAAGCATCAGGACTCCCCTGGGACGTACCAGATCCTTTGCCGCCATTACCGCATCCACTTGGTTACGTTGAAGTTTAAAATACACGACACTATTATCAGTTAAAATAAAAACAATTGATAGTTGTGTTGTGACAATTAAACTTACAGACGCTGCTGAGTTCTTTAACAAAGAACCGCATCAAATTGACGCATGGGAATGGCTCCAATCTCAGTTAACACCTGAGGTCTTGGAGTCTTTTTCTGTTAAATATCGCAATAAGCCAGCCAAGGAAAGCACCATTACTTGGGATGTTGTTGTTAAAACAGCAAAAGAAGCAGGTGCCAAATTTCCTGAATGCGTTGCTGCACAGTGGGCACTTGAGTCTGGCTGGGGTCAACACACCTCCGGTAAAAACAATTACTTTGGATTAAAAGGATCTGGCTCTACGGTTGAAACAAAGGAATTTATCAACGGTCAGTGGATCACAATCAAGGCTGGATTCATTGATTTCCCTGACCTAAGAACCTGTGTTTCGTACCTTGTTGATCGTTGGTACAAAGACTTTGATGGGCACAAAGGTGTTAACAGGGCAACCAGTAGAAATGAATGTGCGCGTTTACTGGTCAAAGAAGGATACGCTACTGATCCAGACTACAGTACAAAATTAATTCAAATTATGGATCGACAACTCCAAAACATTGGAGAAAAAAAAGATGTTGACCCGCACGCCAGTAACTTTACTCCTTGGAGCCCGTTCACCTATAAGATCACACCTAACATCACCTATGGTGAATTAACTCTTAATCAAGAAGCTCGTCGGTTCACCAAACAGTATCAATGTGATACGGCAAAAGAACTTTGTTTATTCCTTGAGAAAGTACGTAAGCAATTTGGTAACAAACCATTGATCATCACAAGTGCTTCTCGCCCAGAACCCATCAATACACAAGTAGGCGGTGCCAAGAACAGTGAGCACACTTACAGTGCTCCATCAAAAGGAGCCGTTGATTTTTACGTTGATGGTGTGGATATCAACACAGTGCAAAGCTGGTGTGATAAAAATTGGCCTTACTCATTAGGCTACGGCGCACCAAAAGGTTTCGTGCACCTTGGTATCAGAGAAGGCAAGCCACGCGTTCGTTGGAACTATTGAGATCAACGACGACGGCGACGCTTTTCAGTGCCGGGTTCTTTGGCACGGCCTACAACCAAAGCGCACAATTCGATGATGCGGTAAGCTTTTACTGCAAGTGCGTCATCTTTTGGGGTTGGTGTTAAGGCGGTAATAACAGAAGCCGCCGCATGAACAGCGAGAGCAGCTTCGATATAGTTGTTTACGCTCATGGTAGATCTGGTTTTTCTTTATTCTACCGGTCAAATTCTCTTAGGTAATCCAAGTTTTCTTGCTCGGCAAAAAAATCTTGCCAGTCTTCTTCAGTGGCTTCCGTAATCCTGGAAGGCACTGGTTTAGGTTCTTTGGGTTTTTGAGGAGGATCTAAAAGAGTCATACGTCATACATGCGGCACCCTGGTGCCGATGGATTTTCCATACAATAGCGCAACCAAGCAACATGCGGATAATGTTTACGTGGTTTTTTACGGAATAAAGCAAGTAGCTTTTTGATCATGGTCTGTTTGTTAACGGAATAAAGACCTCAGGGAACCGATCGGTATCTTGATGTTCCCTACTCCAAGCAGCTTGCCAATCTGACAATGAGTGGTCATGAATAGTATCGTAGTATGCGTCATCACCAGGCTCTAGTTCTATTTTAAAATCATTGATATTGCCACTTGGAATACGCGTACCAATTAACCATGTGGAGTTGGTGCCAACAGTAACACTCCCCCCTGGAGATTCAATAACACAAAGAGCTTCAGTGAATGCACCTCCATTGGGAGGAATAATAACTGCAGTGTCTACAGGACTAACAATCTCTGCTACATCAATCGTGTACTCCTGCAATACAATGCTGCCATCTACGTCTTCTAGCTCCCAATATACTTCTTGAGCGGTAGAAGCAGGCTCGATAACAACACCAACTTCGTAATTAAGGGGTTCGTTGCGTGTAGACGAAATGCAAATTAAATAGCTGCCAACGCCTAAAGGAAAGTATCGGTCATCACCACGATCAAGCCGCAACCTATCAAAGGTGTTGTAAAGATCAGATTGAACACTCATTACCGTATTGAGGTAAGGAATGTACACATCTCCTAGATTGTTGATACCATCAGTCAGTGAATCAGCCTGGAACACAGGCAGATCTGTTTGAGGGATGTTGTTGAGATCATAGACACTGACGTTGATATATGTAGGGCGCGGCGGCCCTTTGGTAACAATGATCCAAGCAGGTGCCGAAAGATTGACCTGGAACCAATTGTTGTACGTACCGCCGCCAAACCCGTTGGTTTTTACTTGGTACTTTGCACCAAGATTGCCACGTAAATAACGCAGCGAAAGCTGATCAAAAGTACCAAGTACTAATGGATTATTTTTAGTTCGTTGCTCTTGACTAACTACTGAATTCCTGGGCATATGAACCGTAATACAGCTCCTGTGTATCATCATAATCCGGGGTGTTTTTGTTCACCAACGGATGTTGAATCGTTTGTTTGTACTTGGCTTTCATAATGGGTTCAGGTGTTTCTTTTAGCTGGTTATCTGCAGCGTGCATTAATTTGCTGGGGTCAAACGTGTGATGGAACGGTTGGATCTCAACGGGTGGGAAAGTGCGATTCCAACTTGAAATCATATGCAAAGGATTAAGACAATCTTTATTGCGGCACGTACGTGTTACAACCATCTTGCCAACATCTCCCCATGCACATTGATAAATGACTTTATGTGCACTGATGTTTTCAGCTAGGTTTTTACTGTTAGCAGAACGATAGGAAGGGAAACGAATGCGCGCTTTTGTTAACGCAGGTGCTTCCCAGCACTCTTCAAAATCCTTTACAGGTATCTTGCTCCAGATGGATAGCAGGCGATGTTTGTACAAGCCATCAATATAGTTGATGTCAAAACCACAGTTGTTATTGGAAATTTTACGAACACATTCGTAACACCAGTGATATGTCTTGTCACGAATGGTATGCCCATGGGGGCATATAAATCCCCTGTAATAACCATGTGCACTTAACTGTGCATCCGTAAGTAACTCAATGTTGGCAACGTACCGGAAAGGCGACAGTACAGAAGCCAGTTCGTTGATGCGTTTGGTGTAGTTGGCCATGATTAAGAACTGAGTGGGTTGCCGATAAGGCGTTGGTACTTGTGGAAGGACATGCCGTTCTCCAGGTTGTAGACCAGCTCTCCTTCGGCGTTACGTGTGCGGCGTCGGTATGAAGGCGCAGGACGGGTGCGGCGTTGTTTGAGGGCTAGCTCCTGACGGTTGTCGTACGTGACGTTGGAGGGGTCGTGAACGACGTCTGCGTTCCCTGGATCGCTACCAGTACGTAAGTAGTACACGATGCGATGCGCTTGGTACCGTGCGCCGCAAAGAGAAACGTAACAGTACTTGCCATGCTGCCGGCCAGCTATGTCACCGGGCTTGTGACCACGTGCTTGCGTCTTCCACGCAAGACCTGTCGCGTATTGGTCAGAGAGCTCTAGCTGGTCCTGTACGTACCAAAGCGGAAGCATCTCTAGGTAGGTGCGTGCCATGACCTCCTGGTAGTGGGGACCATGACACTGTACCACTGTTGGGAAGTGTACGCAAGAGAAACTGTGAATACCGGCTTGTGGAGGGGTGAATACCGCCTTATTTACTTAGATATAGGGTTTCATACTGTGTTGAAAAAGTGTTGCACCTCTGTGTGGCTTCATGATTTTTTCCACAAATGCAACACTGTTTTAACAACGTATGAAACCCTATAGAGGGTTAGATAAGACTGTATTCATCCTTGAATAGGACGGTATTCATTGTTTTACCCATCTCCGTACGTTCTCCACAGTACATACGTACCATCAAACGTCACTTACCAAGCTTCCGGGTCTTCGTACGATCCTTTCGTTCCTTCCGTTTTTCTTTAGGTTTTGCCACAGGTTCAGGTTCTTGGGACAACACCTCCTCAAAGATGCCACCAAATTGAGACGCAACTGTGTCCCATGAGAACTGTGGATCCAGCACACGTTCTCGGCAGCGTGTACCAACCCATTCACGAATGCCTTTGTCTTGGTACAGGTACGTCAAGATCTCAGCAAGGTGATCAGAGGAAGGGCATGGCATCTCACGTGCGTAGTTGGTATCCACATCGATGTGGTCGCAACGGATCAGTTCGCCGTAGCCCTCGAAGATCTCTTTGCATGACGTATGGTCGGGCACTACCTGCGGCACACCACAGGCAGCGTGTTCAAAGTTGACAAGACCCCAGCCCTCACCTTTACACGTATTGACACCAACATCACATGCGTTATAGATGTCATTCAGCATTTCCACCGATACATTCGGAGGACTGGGTTGATTTGACGTCATAATGATGCGTCCATTTGGATCAAGACCCACACGTGTCATCTCACGTGCAAACACCTCCATGATGTCCCAGCCCTGGTCCTTGAGCCCCATGTGCAGGTAAAGCATTGCATTAGGTTTATCTACCGCAAACGCAGCAAATGCTTTGATTGTGATGTCAATCCGTTTGCGGAATTGATTGCGGTTACCATTGAAAACAATGAAGCTATCTTCTTTAAGTCCCAGCTTGCGGCGTGCCTCTGCCTTATCTACTGGATAGAACTGACCAGGAGTCACACCATGCGGAATAATAGAGATAGGCCTGGTGATACCACCAGCCATAAATTCGTGTGCACCAAATTCTGTGTACGAGACCACAGCGTCCCATTCATTGGCAGTATCCGCTAAGCAACCTGTCCATGCATACGAATCCATGGGTGCATAGCCAACAAATTTAAACTTGCCAGCCTTGTGCAGATCCTTAATTTGATTGTATTGCTCATTAATAATCCACATATCATTGATCGTAAATACCACGTCGGGTTGTTCACGTTCAACGATCTCACGAATGCGTTGCTCACCAAAAGGTGCGGTCTGATGACGGTTAGATGACGGGTACATCTTGTACTCCTGCTGAAGTGGCGTTGGATCACCCCACCAGTTGTTACCAAGAACAACAATTTCAAAGTCGTCTTTCAGACGAGAGATAACATTTTCAGTTACACGTGCAAAGCCGGTCATGGCAACGATGTCACCACACCACAAAAGTTTTGCTTTCTTAGTCATTAGATCGGAATAATTCCGATTTACTCTACACAATCAAGAGGTTCAATTGATCGCACAAGCTCTTTTTCTTCCGCTGTTGTTGCCTTGAGTTTTGATTTCAAAAATTCTGCAGCCCGATGTGTGAGCGTGGTATCACCACAGGTGTATAGATCAACTGCCGCATACCCTACTTCTGGCCACGTGTGGATAGATGCGTGGGATTCAGACAATAGTGCCAACAAGGTAACGCCTTGCGGTTCAAATTTCTCACCAAAGATACGTAAGATATTTGCTCCCGCCAAAACAAGAGAAGCTTCCAGCAAACGCTGGAGCTCCTCATAGTTATCTAAAAGGTTTTGATCACAACCATAAAGGTCAAGGATCAGATGACGACCGTTGCTCAATGGTTTGTCGCAATGTATTCCTCCATTATCGCAGGGTTAACACCGTACATTTCTTTGTATTTGGCGGGGTCTGCAGCTACTTCCAGGATGGAGGGGTAACACTTGTAGTCATCCCTGACACCATCACGTATCAAGATGTTGTGAATTACCAACCCATTGGTTTTTTTGGTTGCGTAGACATTTAGTTTCAGTTGGTTTTTACAGATGTCCATAAGTAGGACCTCAAAGCGAGAACGCCCCGATACACCAACATTGGCACTACGACAATGCTCTGCGTAAGACGGATACACCTGCGTGGTCCAGTCGACATAGTAATTGACACCCCCTGGTGAAGGTTTACACATACCCATAGCAACTTCCGCCCCTGGCACAAAGATAACGCGTTTATCCAGCCAATCCAAAATCGGATTGGAACGAATGGCTTGATCCTTCTCATAAGCCTGGAAGAAATCAACGTGCTTTGATGTCTCCATCAAGTAGTCACGCATTTCCGACTCAGACATAGCCAGGATCCAGTTGACAAGCCCTGGAAGCAAAGGTGCAAAATCTCCTTCAGGAGTACCCTTACTATCGAAACCCATTAAGGTACGTTGTTGCTCTTGCCCACCAGTAAAAGGACGGTCGAACGGAATAGTAAGGCGGCGACGGGCAAGACCTGAGGTGTAGTCGGTGGACTGAATTGCTTCGTTAGCAGTAATGATGACAACACCCTGGAACTGGAAAGGCTCCAGTTGATCTGCTTGGTATTTGAACTCAGAACGAATCCAGTCACCACCAGTAATGGCTTTTAGTTTTGAAACACTGCCACCATAACGGTCAGAGTCTTGGAACAGAATGATTTTCTTACCCATGAAACTTGCAGTTTCAAATCGGTTCTTCTCAATCTGTTCTAGCTCTGTGGAGCAGACGTTACGTTTACCTACCAGTGCAACACATAGGTTTGCATAAGTGGATTTACCAGATTTACCAGGACCAACCAACTCAAGAAACTTTTGAAGCTCGTGGCGACCAAGAAGAGTTGCCCGTAGCCATGCACGAAGAACTTGCGTACGTTTTTCAGAACCATGCTGCGTGTAACGAAGCCAATCAATGATTGGTTCGCAGGTTGCTTGAGGGTTATAGGCATATGGCATCTGTTGCGTCATATGCAAATTACGGTCAAATGGCCGCAGTTCCTTTGTTGTGACGTCAAGTACACCGTTGGTGAATAGCAGAACATCTGTTGCCTCGTGCCATTTATCACACGGGACCATTGCTTGCAGTTGCTTGAACATATCATCAAGCATTTGAAAGCTAAACCCTTCGCGTAACCAACCACTAGTAATAAGAGCTTGTAGCTTGGAACGGATATCACCAAGCATTTCAATCTTGCTTACTTTGCTCCACAGACCTTGGCTAGGGTCATACATAAAGAATTGATTGTGCGGGAGACTAAAGAGCAGATTGTTTGCATAGATTCCAAGTAGTTTGTCCGCAACTTCATTCTTAGGTTGCCTGAGTTCCTTCTCTTTATTCTTCTTGGCGCTTTTAGGTTGTACATCATCGCCATAATCTTCGGTGTTCATTAGAGTTGTGTCGGTTGGAGTTGCAGTGTTGAGAAGGCGATTCATTTCTTCTTCCACATTTCTTTCGATTTCGGGAAGAATGCTTGCCGCCAGATTGATCGTAGCATCGTCAGGGGAAGAAACCTTGTCTTCCTGCGGACGCTTCCATCCATTCTGCTCAGCCAGATGGTAAAGCGTACCAATGCCCCGGCCACCACCTTTTGTAAAGGATAACCAACGCTTATGGCATTCGTTCTCTTTGTATTTGTCACTTTGTTTGGACCATTCATCCCATTGATCAAGCAGGGATTCATCCAACTCATGGAGCGACTGTCCGATCGCAATCCAAATGTCATAGTCATCGACTGCCTCAATGGGGAGTGCCCACATCGCAGCAACTGCCAATTGCATATCCCGTTCCAATCCAATGCGACTGGTGATTGCGAACGAGTTACCGATGATGCGTGAGACTTCTTCAGCAGGACGCCCTTGTTTTGCATTCCTGGTGATGATGCCATTCAATACCCAGTCCGGAAGTTCAGGCAATTTGTCTGCCCATTCAAATCCCAAACCTTCGGCAGTGAAGTAACCTTGCGTATCTGGATGTGCACCCATCAATACGCCTTGGTGCCGCTTCCACAAGATCTCAAGTTTTTCCATGGACCCCTGCGAGGTCCATGTGTATTTGTTACGAATGAAATGCTTTTGTTTTTCTTTACTTACTTTGTAGAGGCGACGCTCTCGGCCTGCTTTGCCACTGAGGATGGTAAGGGTGGGAGGCAACGCATCGAGTATGGGGAGGTTTGAGATTTGTTCGATGAGCTCATAGACGGATGGTCCGTCAACATCAACCCAAACGAGACCATAAGGATGGTTGTAGGCAGGACCACCAAGTAATCCGATAGCTTTACATTCTCCGTTGATAATTTCATTTTCAATTTCTTCTTTAGTAAACGGTTTGTTCTGCCATCCCATGACGTAAGGATCTTTGTTGGGACCCAGTGGGGTCAAGGGCCAGTCAATGGGAATGAGATCGAGCCGAATTTCGCCCGGTTTTACTGCCTGCTGGTTCATACTCGGCGTCATTTCGTTGGGTAGGTAAGAGAGATTCTAAAGCTGCGATCGGGATATTGATCGTCTTTTACCAAGTTGTAAGCATGTAAATGCATAGGCGTTGGAAGACAAAACAAATCCCCATCCGCCGCATTGGCCATGCGGCTAACAAGGGTATGCATCCATTCGCCCACGCCGATGACGTGGGTGCTCATGTGTTTTTGGCTTGTCTTTTCATCCTACGGCCACCAACCCAGGACGTCTCCTAAGATATCGTTAAATCACTGAGACTTATTGGACTCACTCTGTTTATATTTATTTCTCTTATCCATCCCATTAAATTCATCCATGAGTCTGTTGTAAATCGTTACAGCATCTTCTTTTGTAACAACGGCCCGCTCGCAAGCAATCGTCCATGCCAACCGTTTCCGACACTCCATCTTCTCTTGGGGGTTGTAGGCCATTATTCTAGTAAGGCGCTTGCCTCCCTTTGCATAGATTTAAATTAAATCTGCGTCATATACATTACAGTTTTCAATTTGTTTGTAGTACTCATCTACAATTTTGTACCAATCTTCTCGAAGCATGTTAAGAAAATTCCGAGAGATCTTAAAGACTTGTGTACGTACAGGCGTTGATACCAAGATTGCCGCTTGTTGGACGGTCATACCAAGAGTCTGCTCAATAGCTATGTCGTAGGCAGCGAGCTGCTTACAAGTCTTTTTAAATTTCATATGACCACCAAGCAGGTCTCTCCATTCTTGGGACCCTTTTTCCAAATCTTTAGGCCACTTGCGGCTATAGGGTTTGACACTGGTCTTTAGGTCAGCAAGAGTAAGCTTACCGTTAGCCACAGCAATGATGTCAGGAGCACCAGCCCAGGCACGTCCCTCATCATCGCAACCCCACACACGAGCCACGTCATCAGACCCAATAGTAAAATTAAACTTGTCAAGTACCGGCGATTCCGCCCAAAGGACCTCCTGGAACTGGTCCAATATCGATGGCATTCCCGACCAAAAATCGGAATACTCTTCAGGAATATCCGGAGTTTTATTCCCCTTGAGGTATTGTTCCATGCCATAGTGAATTGCGGTTCCTCGTTCGGCGGCAGCTTCCTTGACACCGGGATTTGCTTTCGACCACATTTCAAGCTTCCGCTTGTTTGCTTCGGAAGCGGTCTCGCCAATGATAGTGGTTACGGAAGGCGCAGGACCAGTGGGTAACGGCGTTGTATAGTGACGTCGACCGTTAAGAGAAATTCTGGCTGCGGTCCTATTCAACGACCGCATGACTTCTGGTTGCTCGTCCTTGGCTTTAATCCAAGGGTCTGACGTATTTAGTCTAGCAACCATTGATGGTTTTGTGTATTACTATTAGTCTAACAGATGAAGGAACCTACTGCCATGGACGGATTCAACTACGCGATTGCTTCAATCCTTGGGGCTATGTTTGTAGTTATTAGCATGGATGCTTACCTGTTTTTCATGGAGGTCGCATCCCGCCAATGAACAAGTTTTTACTTGGTGTTCAGGGGTACTACTCTTGTTTTGGCTGGCTTGTGCCAGCAATTTGGAAATGGTTGTTGCAATTCTTAACTAAGTTTTGTTTTTGGAAAATGACTGCAAATTTAACTCGGTTCTATTTTGACTTCGACGAAGAGTGCCGCACTGGTTGTTTTGTCAACCTGGCATACAAGGACGTGGAGACCGTTGAGGCTGACGAGTACGAAAGGGAGCTACAATCACAGGACGTACCATACACACGCGTAGACCTGTGACCAAGAAGCGTACCTGGGATATTTATTTTGCTCCTCTTAAGGCACAGCTAGGCGCTCGCAAAGAAACCTTTGAAAAAATTTTTGCACACCTTGACTCGTGTGACGAGCCAATCATTGTTGAGACTGGTACGTACCGAGAGGAAAACAACTACACAGGAGATGGCTGCTCAACTTTGTTGTTTGATAACTACATCGACATCCGTGGGAAAGGTCAACTGATTTCAATTGACATTGACCCAAAGGCTTGTGAGCTAGCACGTACATCTACCAAGCATGCAGAAGTTATTGAATCAGATTCTGTCGAAGCTCTTGATACGATGCACGGCCATGTATCTCTCTTGTACTTGGATTCGTACAACATCACAGATTGGAATCATGATTGGGCGCCTGCTTCTCATCATCTAAAAGAATTGTTTGCAGCGTCTGGCCTCTTGGGGCCTAGCACCTTGATTGTGGTGGACGACAACATTAAAGCACCTGACGGTCGCCGCCATGGCAAGGGACGCCTTGTGTATGAGCTGATGGAATCCTTGGGGGTAGAACCGTACTTTGACTCCTATCAGATTGGTTGGATTTGGTGTTAATCTAGTTGTACTACCTAGCAAAGTAATGGCTCTTTCTAATCAAGTTAAAGGATCCTTGGATGAAGCAAGTCGCCATCTGCGCGATGCACTTGCTTTTGCAGCACGCACTGAGCACCCCGTTACTATCAATGCAATTACGGAGTTGATGTGTCGTCTTGATTCACTGGAAAAAATTGACATGATCATTGAGAAGTTTGATACCAATCATGAAGTGCCACATCCCTTCCGAGGCTGAACGCCTCGAAAAATACTTTGCAAGATTAACGAAAGAATTTCCTTACATCAAAAGTAAGGAAATAGAAGAAGCAATAATACGTCCATGTAAGTGGGCTAAAATATTAGAAGAAAGAGTTACGAATCCTGATGTCTCAGGAGAATAAATACACTAAGCCTGAGTTACGCGAACGTATTAAAGATCGCGTGATGGCAGGATCTAAAGGTGGCAAGCCTGGGCAGTGGTCCGCACGTAAGGCTCAGCTTGTTGCAAGTGAGTACAAAGAAGCTGGTGGTGGATATAAAGGTGGCAAAGGCGAGAAACAAAAGTCCTTGGAGAAGTGGGGCGAAGAAAAATGGCAGACCAAAGACGAGTATGAAAAACGTAGTAAAGCTAAGTCTGCTGCCAAGAAGTACAAAGAGAATAAACAATGAACCTAGCTGGTAAGTATTCAACAGGTTATACGCCTGACGCTTTTCCTAATCAAACTTTTATGCAGGAGATTGCAAAACAAAGCGCCAATAATCCTGAGGTAAGAGAAGCGGCATTAAGATATCAATATCCTTTTAAATTAACTGAGCTTATAAATAGTAATTATTCTCAAAGAACAAAAGAAATAATTATGAATGCACTTCAGTTTAAACCTGCTGCCTTAACATGACAGACAAAGCAATTCAAAAAGGTTACACCAAGCGTTACCTCCCAGAGAAAGCGTGGGCATCACTGTCTAAAGAAGAACGTGCGGAGACTGACCAGAAGAAAAGAGCTGGTAGTAGAGAAGGCAAACAGTTTGTACCTAACACTGAACGTGCCAAGAAAGCTGGACGTGCAGCTCGTCGTTACAAAGAAGGTAAGTAACTTTATAATCAAAAGAGTTACTTAACAATCATGGCACAAGCTAAGAAACCTGCAGGCGGCAAAGCAGTTCCTCCCAAGGGTAAAGCCGTACCTCCCAAGGGCAAAGCAGGTGGTACCGACAAGCAAGCTGCTGCACGCGACAAGTTTAAAGAGATGATTGCCAAGAAGAAGGAAGCAGCCGCAAAGAAGAAGAAATGATGGTATCCTGACATACAGAGCAATATCGCTCTGGAGCCAATAGTCGAAAGCTCCTTCACGTTACAGACGTAGTGCTTAGCAACAAGTTGGGTGAGAAGGAAGCTATGATCCCGGTATAACAACCGGGATTTTTTGTGACAACTCTTGTTGCCAACGTACCACCAATCAAAGTATGGGTCCGCAAGGAATATCTGTACGACCTTCAGAAAGGACATGGTGAGTACACACCTGGCTATTGGGTCACCTGTAAATCACTTACGGGTCGAGCACTGTATTTTGAAGCGTACTTGACTGAGTACGGAGCGTTGTATGACAAGCTTCCTATCAGTGCGTTTCTTGCATGGGACTCAGACTATCCAGACAAACCCAAAGAACCTACACCTGACTTGGAGTTGACAGACCTTCAGTTCTGGAATGGGTTTGACCATGGACTTACGATCGTTGAAAAGAATTTAATCTTCAACATGGGTTTTGAAATCCTGACACGAAGCGCAGGTGTAATGAAGGGCACATATTTATTTACCGTAGACAATTATCATCCTCATCGGAACGAACCTGATTTTTACTTTTCGGAGTTTCCTGATGAGCACAAATCCCATAATATTGTGGCTTTGGACAACGGTCAAATTGGCGCTTATCCCAACAATCGGTGTCGCATGGTTGATCCATCATTGAGTTATCACAACCTCAAGACACCAGACTTCAAGGTATCAACACGCTACTTTGATGTGGAACACGCCCCCAAGTGGGGTCGTCTTGGAGAAAACGATGAGTACTTTTGGAGAACACCTAATGAAGATGTATAATAATTGAGTTCCCCCTCTCTTTCCGATGGGGCCGTGGGTGACTCGTTAGGCAGATAGCCTAGAAGGAGAGCCCAAGATAGAGGTGCAGTCACTGTCTGGATACGCCTGGTTAACTCACAGCCCGATTGTCGGTACGCCAGTTACACTGCATCCATCTATTAACAACACCCCTTATGCTTAGCTCCTATACGTAGACCATTTTGTTGACGTCAACAAAATGGTTTTCAGGATGATGCACAAACCAGGGGGTCACTCGGGATGTAGTAGAAAAGTATCACATTGCGTTTGGGACGCAAAGGAGAAGGGGCAGTACCTTCCATCCCGATCACCTGGTCCGAGCTAATTGGATAAGACGGTTACTGCCGCTGCAGGACGATGTAGGTTCGACTCCTACCCAGGTGCTATTAAGAATCTCAATAAACCACGTTTATTGAGAAAACTGATAAATTATATGCACACGTGCACAAAAACTAGACGTGACCTGGGGCACTGCTAAAAAACGTATCGATAAGAATCGAAAAAAGCTTCTGGAGTACAAGAAGACTTTGCAGTGCAAGAAGTGTGGGCTGAATGATCATCGTGTCCTTGAGTTCCACCACATAGGTGACAAGGACAATAACATCTCATCCATGGTTAACCATGGTTACGCTTGGAGCAGGGTTGAGCAAGAGATTGAGAAGTGTATTCCGCTTTGCTGCAACTGCCACAGGCTTGAGCACTGGACTAGTTAACGTCCAACAATACTGCCGGCATTAAAACGATTTAGTAAACCCTGGAATGCGGATCCAGCTTTATCCCACCAAGGACGACCAACTGTTTTGGTTCCTGCTACAGAACCATAAGGTACGTCAACAAGCCTGTTATTTAAAACAGCTTTGCCCATCCGTGGTTGTATAGAAGGAGTTGGCCCTGTGTAGGGAGTAGGTTGTATAGGTTGATTTCTGGTTGGAAAATCTTTACCTGTTTGTGCACGATATGCACGGTTAAGAGCTTTACCAGTTTCAGCTAAACCAACTCCACCAAGAACACCACCAACTGCAGGAAGAACAGTTCCAATTGCAGCAGCAGGTCTTGCGTATCCAGCAGCTTGCAAGGCTTGTAAACCCTTAGCCGTTGCGCCACCTGTAACAGAACCAATAGCAGTGTTTAATGCAGCAGTTGTCCCTGCTTGTTGGTAATCACCACGAGACAAAGCATCAATAACGGCAGGATCCATTGCAGTTAAAACTCCACCTGTAGCTAAACCACCAAGACCCATAGCTCTAACTGGTTTTGCTTGTTCAATTAAAGTTTTAGTTGTTTTGTTTAAGAGTTTATTTGCAGCTTGAGGTCTTAATACATCTCTGTTTATGTTGAATTGGTAACTGCCTTCGATAAAGTCTTCATCAAATAAAGATCCAGGTGATGCCGGAACTACCTTTGATGGGGTTATTTCTTTTAAGGAACTTGCATTGTATCTTGTATTTTCAGGTTGAAATACATTTGTAAATTCATCTACTGTAAAAGGACTATAGGTAGCTTTATCCCCTGGCGGTAAGATGCCAATTTGCCGTAAATCTGTTTTGGCGGCAAAGCGACCAAATGGGCTAGCCATTTGCCCTTGTTCTGGAAACTCCCCTACTCTTGCGCTAACCGCAGCCGTTGGAGGTATTACAGGTTCACCTACATTTGGAATCAAACGCGCGTATTTTTCAGCGGCCTGGCTTGGACTAATGCTTTCAGAGTTAGCTAATTTTTCTAAGTTGGCTCGTAATACAAATCCAGGTTTTTTTCTTGTATAGCGATCACCTTCTACTTGATATTCAAAAGGCAATCCTCGTTCAGCGAGCAGTGCTTGCAAATCTCCTGTTGTTAATTCTCCCCTGGCACCAATTAAATCTTTTCTAAAACTGATGTCTTTATTTGGAGCTATGCCCCAAGAGGGACCTGTACCGGGACCAAGATCTTCGTATTGTTTAAAAGGAACCCTTGGCTCAATGCCTCCTTGTCCTTTTAAAATATCACCTGTATAAAGATACCTTGCTTCGTTTGATGGATCAGCATTTATTCTTGACAAATATATAGAAGGATTTTCTCCTGCTAGTTTTTGTCCAAGACCCCAATTTCCTTCTGCATAACTATATTGAGGATATTTTACATTGCCCCAAATATAACCAGCCGTACCTGGTGTTTTAGAAGTTAATGCTTTAATTTTGTTTTGTAGTTTTGTAACATTAGTTCCGCTGTTTAATTGTTCTTGTTCATATTCAGTTAATGTTTTGCCTAACTTATCTGCTAAGATTTCTGCATAATCTTGTGCAAAACGACCAGGGTTTGGACCAGGCGTTACAGTAATTGCTTGTATATCACCTTCTGGAAAAATTGTTTTATTGCTAATAGCGTTTGCAAAAGAACCTAACTCAGGACTAGGAGCACCTGGACGCCCACTTAAATACTCAGGAAGAGATGATCTACTTCTATAAATTTCTCTTGCACTTAATGGAGAATTTGTTTTGATCTCTTTATCAAAAACTCGACTACTAGCAGTTTTTTCAGTTAATGGAATTACTTCATTAGCTAACATTGGTTGTTTATATGGCAGTGTTCCACCGCGCGTGTAATCAAATAGATTTGAGTCAGCTTGCGGAAACATCCGCATTGCTTCTTGTTGTTTAATTTTTGAAATTGCGTTTGATTGCAACAAGTCTTGAAAGGGAAGCATTGTTGCAGGCCCTATTCCCAATGTGGATAGGGAAGCTCCCATTGCTTGGATAGCCCGAAGTTGTTCTTCGGTTAATTTTTCATTAGCCATCAACCGTTCCGCAAAGTAGCTTTAACAAACCAAGCAGCCTTAAAGGCTTGCCCACACAGCTCAGCCATGTAGTTCTGGATATCAATGGCACCCACCTTGGCAGCAATAGGCTCTAGCTTTTTGGACTTCATGCCTAGCTCCTCCAAGTTCTTGTAGTACGTGGCAAGCATTTCTGTTCCCTTGTAGCTGGTAACATGTTGGATGCCAGGACCAGCATCAGCCAGTCCCCTGGCGCACATGGGCATCAGATAGTCCATGCTGCGGATGAACTCACCTAACGTATCGAACTGTTCCAGATGAGCTTCGTACTGGTCTTTAAGGAACCCATGCACCCCGAGGAAGTTAGGCCCCTCGTAGTTCAGGTGAATGAGATGGGATTGTGTCTCAAGTTCCTTGAGGTAGGAGGAAAGGGAGATACATTGCTGGATGAAGGCCCCGACATCACCATTCTTTGATTTACCAGGAGCCTTGGGCTTTGCTTGAGGTCCTGGAGTCACCCCAGAATTGAGTGGTTCCACCCCCATCTGGGGTGGTTGTTGCGTTTGAGGACCAGGGGTATACATAGCTTTTAATCAATAGTTCTAGTTTATCAAAAACAAATCAACGACTTATCTTGAGATTTCTTCCCAGTCCATGGAAGAAAGGACATCAGAGCCAGCTTGAGCACTGCTGCATACCAAGGTTAATTCTGTTGGAGTACTGGTAAGACCATTGCGTTCTAACTGGAATGAAAACAAAGCTTCTTTCAGAATGTCAACAACGGTTGAACCTTGGTTAGAACCAGTGGCAAAACCACTTGCCAACACACGTCCTGTCCCCATGGTAAAGGAAGTGCCAGTGATGTTGTACTCAACCGAAGAAGTTGCTCCAGTGGTATCCCATGACCCCCCTGTGGTTGTACCACCTGTAATTACTTTCCAGTTGTAGTTTGAATTGTTAGTAATACCCATGATTGATAAGGCGGTCAAGATAACAATTGCATCAAGACGGGTTGATTTAAGACGAATAGAAATAACAGGGTACTCAGTGGAGATGACTGTTAGATCACGTGGTGATGCGATAGGAGTACCAATGGCAGACTGTGCTCCACGTAGTTCGTATCCACCTTCCGATAGGACTGTCGAACAAACTTGCTTTAAAGTACTGTTGCTTGCCGTAGTACCTACATTAGTAATTTCATAACGCAACGGCAAAGATGCCGTTGTTATATAGGTGGACGTAATTAGGTTGGCGTGATGGAATGAATGGCAGTGAATGAATGCACCATTGATTACAAACCCTGCACGCACGGTACCAAGGCCAAGCCATTCGATATCAAACCAAAGGATTTGAGCCTTGGTGAGATCAAGCGTAAAACCTGAGGGTCCGTTGCCATCTAGTTTGTCAATGTTCCAGTTAGCTTGCAGTACACGTGTTTCAGTAACACTTCCAGTTACAGCACTGCGTTCAACAAAGGCAGGCCCCGTGGTACCACTGACCTCTAGGTACACACCATTAGAAGCACCGTAGTAACCAACGCGTTGACGCAAGTTAGTTTTTGGAGCATCCATTACAAAGGTTGACATAGCCAACAAGGATTTCCCTGGTTGATATGAACAGACCTTGTTTGTTTCCCTGATGATCTCGGAACCAGATGTAGTGGTTACGTTGAGTTCAACAAGACCTTGGTTTGCATTGAATGCAGAAGTACCACCGGTACCACTGGACGTAGACCACAAGCCATTGTCGTTGTAACGATGGCTTGAATCAAAGAGAGTTAGAGGTGCTGATACACGTGTACGTCCAAATGCATCCCCTGCCATACCAGCAGGTTGCACGTAAGTACTTGTACCACTTGCCGTTGTAACTTCTAGTGGTTCCCCACTACACGTCTGTACTTTGATAACTTCATAAAGAAGATCTTTACGACGTGGGTCTCTATATAACGGCATGTCATTTAAGCTATATACTCTTTATTATCGCATTGATTTACTGGGAGTTTTTACTTTGTATCATGGCACGCCTCCAATCTGCCCGTAGATGTCCATAGTCCCGAGGCTCGGTAACAAGCGCATCTTCTGCTTCACACATCTCACAAGTTCCCTTATGAAAGGTTGCGCAGTGATGAGGCGGCCCAACGTATGAGCCGCGTTTGTACCACGTGCCATAGGTCTCGCCACAGCTATGGCAGATCCACGAAGGATATTCAGGATCTTTGGAACGCACCATTAGTCTTGTGCAAGGCTGCTATAACGAAGCATGTCCATCAACTCTTTTGATTTTTCATACTCTTTACGAGCAGCCTCTGCGTTTTCGTACGCAGCTTTATAAAAAGCTTTGTACAGATCTTTGCCAGAAAGTTCGTACTGATACTCAGCAAGGGTATCAGCAAAGTGTTCCTGAGCTTTGTTCATCCACATTGCCTTGGCTGCACTATTAACAGCGTCAGCAGTGTCGTGCATGTTTTCACGTGAGTCTTTAGTCACAAGAGGCTCATCCATTTGTGCAACAATGCGATGTTTTTTGTACCAGTCTTGCCAACCCTTGATGGCATCTACGGGTTCATGAGGATGTTCCATCAGTCAAGAATGACGGGTTGCAATTTCTTTTCTTCGTAAAGGCGAATGGCTTCTTGCATTTCAAACCAACGCTCACGAGCAAGAGGACCAGCTTCCCTTATGCAAAAGTCTTGGTACAACCCAGTGTAAAGACTATGCATGGGATGATTCGGATCTTCGCGTCCCGAGCATTTGTACATGTGTTCAAGAAAAGTCTGAGTCTTTTCTTCTTCCTTTGGATCAAACTCAGCAAGGTAATCAGTGTTCATCATCAGTCGTTGAAGTAAAGAGCAGTGTTATCAGAGGTTACACCGGTTACTTGCTCAATGTCAAATAACATGTCATGGATTTCGTCTTGAATAAAATCAGCAATTTCATCCATGGTTTTGCCATTGAATGCGTTGTATGCTACCTCGACATCAACCGCGTATGAGACGGTGAGCTTAGGTACGTAGACAGGTTCCATTGATAAGGGGTATGACAGTCCTAGCTTACCAGATTTATTGGCAGATTAGGAGTTAAAACCGCCAACCATGAACTTGCCGGCAATTTTTTGCACTGGAGCTAAAACTAGATTTTGCACACCTTGAGGAAGATTTTTAGCCATATCCATAATTTGAATAGGTCCCATTCCTTCTGACACATTAAAACGCACAGGAGTAGATGGAGTGCGATCAATAGTAATATCGTCAAAGTCTACAGAGATTTGATTCCGTCCTCGACGTGGAATGTGTTTGGTATATTGTTCACGCATGTCTCCGCCAAGTTGCCATGTAGGCGTTGCATCCAAAGAGCTCCATGCAGTATTGGCATCGTAACGACTAGCCAATCTGCTAGCAGTATTAGCTGCTTTGTCTTGGGGTAATCCAAATACGTCAGGCATTTCAGCTACCTAAAAGACGTTCTAATGAATGGGCTTGATGCTCTTGGTAATAACCAAGACGTTTTTGAATAATGTTGTAGTAATTGATGGCAGCATCTACCATCTCTTCTGCATCCATTGATGCCGCAAGGTTTTCATTAGAAAGCATGGCTGCTGTCAAGATGACAACACCATGCTCCATCTTGGAACCAATCGTTGCGGAAAGAGGAGTTCCATCCTGGGTAAACCCAGCAATTAATTTGTTAAGGACTGGATCACCGCCCATGGAACTCCTACAGCTTTAACTATTGTACTTGCATTTACTTACTTGTTTTTTCTTTTTGCAAGTAGTACCAGTATGCATTGGATGCATTCTGATGAAACCGTTTGCCAACAAGAAGCTTGAGCTTCTTTTGTTCTAGGTCTTCGTATTCATCCATACAATAAGGTGCTACTTCACCACCATCTTTAACCATGTCGATCTGCAACTTGTTCATCTCAAGTTGCAATTCAAAATCCTTGACGGCATGTAGATGACAATCCATCTTGATGCACGCATCTTCAAGATTCGTCGGTGCTGGGATCTTCTCGTAGAAGCTCGTCTGGATACTCGGATGAAACCAATTCCATTCGGGGTTCACTGAAGATTCGTTTGGAACGGACAGAGTACTCTTGGACGACCTTGACTCCTGTTGGAAGTTGCCGACCTTCTTGATAGGCGCTGCGTATGGCATCGAGATTAGGGAGGATTTTAGTGACGGTTTTAGGTTCTGTTCTAGTGGATAGAACTTCTCCTGACATTGATCGTACAACAACTTGTTTTGTTGTTGTGACTTCTTCTTCAATGCAATAATCTGTTCGCTCTTGAGTGTGCCAAAACTCTGGATCCGTGGTAACTTCGACGGTAAGTTCTTTTTTGCGGACAAAGGTGAACTGATAATTGCGACCTGTGATTTTATTCGAGTCCAAAGGAAGGACTCGACGTAAGTAATTTAGCAGGCCTTTCAGCGACCGCAACTGGGATTCGTGGTGACGCTTGGATTGCGTAATGAGATCGCCTTCTTTCTTGATGCGTTCAAGGGCATCCTCATGCGCCGCCATGGCGTAATAGATACGATCAACTTTTTCTGACCGTAAGTCGGCGCAAGACTCAAGCTCTGCTTTAGCCAGTTCTTGGGACTCAGGAGTGAGAAGAGGCAAAGACTTTTCGAGAGCAGCATAATGCTCGTAGAGTTTGATGACAGATAAGTCCTTGAGTTTAGCCTGGGTAACTTGAGTCATGGTTCAGTTGAATTGAAATTGGAATTTGTTGAGTGCGTAGGTCAGCAGAGCTCCGGCTGCTGCCCACAACAAATCTTTGATCACCGGAAGTACGGCGGTAAACAAGGATTCAAACATGGTGTGGTGTTGAGATGGGTGGTCAGTTTTACGTCTTGACCAGGACGGCGTCCCTGCAGGGCGGCGGGTTTAGTCTACCAGGCGATCAGCAATGCCGGTAAGCCCTTTGGTGGTGACCGCAACTAACTCAGCAACGTAGTCGTTCAGTGCTTCGACCTTGGCATTGACAGCCTGGATCTCAGCCAACAGCTCTTCTCTAGAAGGATAGATACCTAGCAGATCAGTATCTTTGAGAGCCTCGGGGTTGTTACTCTTTTGGTAACGACGGCAATCATCATTGGTAGTGTACACAGCTTCTTGGTACATCTCTGAGACAGTTTTGAAGTCGACATTGCCGACCCCTTCGCTGCTCAAAATGTTGCAGGTATCCAAGTAAAGCTTGGCTGCAGCACGAATGTTCTTATGAAAGAACTCGGTGTACTGCTCAGAGCTAAGGCCGTAGGTGTCAATCGACATAACAATCACAAGCTTGTTGGAGTGCATTAATCATAAAGGTTTCTTGGCCTTCTGCGCCAAGATCTGTCCACCATTGAAGATCGGGATCTGTTTCATCCCATTCGATATGAATGGTCATGGAACCATCCTCTTCTTCAATGCATTCAATCTGTAGCTTGTTGATCGAGTCCGGATTCAATATGCCCAATGAGGATGTGTTCTGCATAAGTTTCACAATCAGTTTTGATTTCTGCACCTAGCTTAACAAGACCCCAGTAAGTGTCTTCATCAAGTTCAAGGTGTAGTGAGTACTTGCCGTTGGATAGCATCATTTGTTTTGGAAAAGGTTTGTTGACTAACTCTGTTGCATACTTGCGTAGCTCAGGGTCAATCATTGAATCTTTTGACTCAATTTTGAGTATTGTACTGGGGCATTGAGTACCTAGGTAAACAACGCCATTATCGATTTGAAATGTCATTGTTTTTTGACAGCAGACTTGAGTTGTGGCAATGCAGTACCAGGGAATGGAACGTAGCCAGCCTCCATCATATTGAAAAACAGATCCCATGCATCATGCTGGGTAAAGATATCCTTGGGCTTGTAGGTACGCCAATGACTGAGCGGAGCTTGTGCACCTGAGTTTGTATACAACAATACAAAGCGTCCATCACTGATGTGATCAGCGGGTGGTGCATACCACCAGGCAACACACTTCTCAGGTGTGCCACTGGGACTGGCATTCCGTGCTTCGGTGCGCTTGCACAGCAGTTCCCTGTACTTGTTGAACCAAGTCAGGTGGATGCACCAGGGTTTGAATCCTTGGATCTCGGACGCAAAGTCAGATACGTTGCTGAGCTGACGCTGATACGACCCACACGAACACCAAGGTTCACCCATGACAGGCTCGGAGTCGTCAGCTTCCATGTCACCGTCAATGTCAATGGGCCGATTCGGAAGCCGCAATCCGTCTGGCGCAACCAAATGTCCAATATCCGTTTGATCGGACTGGAGGAGGTGCAAGACTTTGTCGGTGTTTGATACATGTATAAATTTGTCAGCCCAGTGTTCTTGAAGTTTTGCATGGGAGCTCAGGTGTCCGAGTGCGTGTGAGTAGTTCCAGCCCTTAAAAAGAATGTAAGCATTGTTGTGCCATACACTAGGGCCACGATAATTGGGACCAAGATAGGAAAAGAAATCTTTAAGACGGTGGGTGTAAGTGTTAAAGGAAGTCTTGA